AGAAAAAAGTCTTTCCAGTAGAAGACTCTCCAGCAATAGCAGTAATCTTATTCCCAGATACACCACCAAAAATGCTACCTGAAACCAGTGCATTAAAAACGTATGAACCCGTATCAACATAAGTCTCAGTTTCATCAATATCGGATGCTAACTTTGTAAAGTCATCACCGATTTCTTTTACAATATCTTTAAGAAAATCCATCACACCACCATCCCGTATTCTTCACGAAGTATTTTTTTATAAGGCAAACCTTGTTCTTTGAGTTCTTTTACAAGTTTAAGTTTTTGATATAATGCAGAATCTCCACCAAGAGACATTGCATTTATAATTGTATTCAGTTCTTCATCATTAATAGGTAAATCCATTAGGTAAAAAAGGAATCAAGGTTTACAGTTTTTTCTACACTCCACCCAATCGCATCAAGAATTGCTCTGAGTGGTTCTACAAAACTTTTCTCAAATTGTAAGTCATAATCAATGTATTTGTCAAGATTAAGTTCTTTTGGAAACTCCTGAATAAAGGAAATAATATTCTCGTGTATACTATTTGGTTTTTTTAAATAAATGAACTTTACCTTTTCACCATTATTAATAAGTGAATACTTGTTGGTAAGTTTTTTCTCTTTTATATAATAATTGAATAAAAGTGCTCCACGAATATGAACTGGTGTTCCCTTTGCATAAATTGACGAAGATGATTGATATTTTTGAACATCAGATGCTGTTCTTGGGAATGCAATCTGTTCTGGTGGAAGCTGTTTAAACTGTTTTCGTGAATTTTCAATGAAATCAATGACTTCATCCTCAGTTCCACTCATCATCAACTTAAGAGCATCCTTAATCATCTTGCGACAAGGTGCAGGTGTAGACGATTTGACTGCTTCTATGCCCATCATCTTGAGTTTAGGTTCTTCATAACGAACACCTTCACTATCCCAGACATTCAGAATGTATCGTTTCTTGGCAGTCCAGATTCCACGATCAGCAATATTCTCTCGTTTCATCTGCATCTTTTGGTCATAAGCATTTACATACGAAGCCAATTCTTGGTAGCAACCTTCAATATACTTTTCAAGTTCCACTTTACAGATCTTATCAAGGAACGAAACAATGCCCTGAGTAGTTTTCTCTCTTCCCTTGTATACAGTTTCAACCAGAGGGCCCATATTAAGATAAATGGAGTCAGTATCTGAAGCAATAACATAATCAACATCATCTGTTTTAAGAAGTTTATTCAAGTAAGCATTCATCTTACTTTCAATCCAACGAATTGCGACTTGCCCACTTAAGGTGATTGCTTCAGCATTTTCAAGTTTATAATAACGAAAATACTGATTACCAATCGCACCATAAGCAGAGTTCAAAGAAATCTTTTTTGCCATTTGAATATTATTACATCTAGCAATTTCCTTTTCAAGTTCCTTCGTCTTTTTCTTTTCGTATTGTTTCTTTGCTTCGATCATCTTATTTTTAAAGATGACACGATCCTGATACATTTTTTCCATTAGTTCGGGAAGAAATCCACGAACATCTTTACGGAACATTGCACCATTTGCACAGACAGCATAGTCCTTGTACATCTCAAAAGTAAGTTCTTGATTGAGAATCTTATCTACAGTAATCGTTGGATGTCTTTCATCAACAAGAGTTTCTGGACTGATATTAAACTCCATAATCAAGTGAGGATACAGTGAGTTTAAGTCAAAGTTAACAACCCAATCATACTTACCTGGTTTGGGTTCTTTTACATAAGCACCAGCATACTTCTCATTCTTTTGAGATTTATTTTTTGGTGGGATTACAATATCTCTTTTCTTGAGATAGTTGTAAATAATATTATCCCACATACGAACTTGATAAAACACATCAGCATAGTTGACTTTTGCGTCATATGCCATCGTCAAAGCAAGTTCAATCAATTTCATCTTGTCTTCCAAACGGTCAACAAGTTCTACGTCAACGATGTTATATTCAATAAACTTTTGCCAACCCTGAGTGTAGAAATCTTTAAAGGTATCAAACTCAGAGTGATCCAGTTTCTTTTGCCCAAGTTCAACTTCAGCAATGTAGTCAAGACGATATGATTCCTGTGCTTTATAAGTAAACTTCTTATAGAGATCAAGATAATCAAGTTGAGTCAACCCACCCACATCAAAGGTAGTATGTTTTCTTCCATTAATGAAAACTTCACCTTCAGTGACAAGTCCCCAATTAGACATTCGTTTCATTAGTTTTTCACCAAGAACACGATTTAGTCTTTTGCAGATATAAGGAATATCATACAATTGAATATTCCACCCAGTAATTACGTCTGGAACATCAATCATCCAATAATGGATAAAATTGTTTAAAAGTTCATATTCACTTGGACAGTGGTGATATGTTACATCACTGCGGGTGTTTTTAAAAGGTTTAGATCCCCAAGTGATGATTTTTTTAGTTGCATAATCCTGAATAGTGATTGCAAGAATTTCTTCTGAACAGGATTCAACATCGGGGAATCCTTGCTCAGAAGCAACCTCAATGTCTAAAGTTACGAGTTTGATTTTACTGATATCAAACTTGATTTCATCTTCTGGATATTTTTCTGAAATATATTGATAGATGTAACGATCATTTCCATAGATTTCAAATCCATCAACTTCATCATATTTTTTATAAAACTCACGACAATCCCTTACAGTTCCGGGATTAATTGGTTCTACTGCTTCACCACTTAATGTTCTATACTTAGAATCCCTTTTAGTTTTTACAAAGAGAGTAGGAAAAAACTCATCTCTCGTTTCAAATCTTTTACCATTCTCTACTCCACGAACCAAAAATTGATTTCCAATCAATTGAACATTAGTATAAAAGCTTTGTGTCATTCTTTAATCAAGTCCTCATATTTTTCAAGAAGGGTTGGTGTCGGATCTGCAAGAGTAAGAATCTTATCTGAACTCATCATAAATGTATTTTGTTTTGTATAACCACAAAGAAATGGTTCTAATGTTTGATCACTTTTAACCACAAATGGGTTAATAAGTTTGCAATCTGGTTCTCCAATATCAGCACCAACTTCTTCAATCTGAGTTACCAGAATCAGATTGTTCAGCAGTGACAGAATTTTGATCGTTTTCTGTTCCATAATTCAACACGTCCTCGATATACATTTGTTTTAATTTTTCTTTAGGTTCAACAATTGTGACAACCCAATCAGATGGAACCGGAATATTATTTTCAGCAGAAAGTGGCATCCAAGGAAATAATGAAACTTGAAATGCAGATTTTTGATTTGTTTCAGTTTCTTCCGTTAAAACTTGAGAGTCTCTAATTTTAACAATGCAAGGTTTGTTAAGAAAATATCCTATTACTTTTTTATCATCTTCTTCACCAACACACATTTCTGCAACATCAGAAATTATGTCTTCTCCCGATTTTAAAAGTACAAGTTTAATTGTCATTTTTTTACTTTTTGTCTCCTACATATTTTAACACGAAAAAAAGGAGGAGTCAACCTGGATTTTGCCAGGTGCTCCTCTTACGACGACGATATTCAATACTATTTAGAGATAATCTTTACGAGAATGATGTTCTGGAACAATCTTACCAAGTCTAATTGTTAGCAGTCCATTATCAAAGGTAACTTCTCGTACTTCTGTATCGTCGGAGAGAGTCCATGCCCTTTTGAAAGATCGTTGAGCCAATCCCTTATGGATGTAATTGGCATCAGATTCCTTATCTTCTTTTTGTCCTTCGACAAAAAGTTTTCCATACTCTGTGTATACGTGGACTTCCTCCTTTTTAAATCCAGCAAGTGCAAGTTCCAAACGGGATTCTACGTTACTTACTTTGATGAAATTGTAAGGTGGGTAGTTAGAAGTAGTTTCATGAATGTTAAAAATACGATCAAAGTATTCATCCATTCCAATACTGTTGCGTGTGATCCTATCCATTAGTGCAGGAAGATCCGACGCAGTATATCGCATGAGGTTAGTCATTATGGTAGCTCCTTTAAAAGCGAGTTTGTGTTTTGTGGATCCTTACGGCATCCATTATTAATTATACAAAATCATAAAAAAAGACGGGTAGGAATCCCGTCCCCTTTTTATTCGGTTTCCTGAACTTTACCTTTTTTACCAATATTATATTTTTGTTCTAAAATCCAATCACCTTTATCCTTATAAGCAAGAACTTTGATTTGATTTAATGGTGCAATATCAGCAACACTATCTTCTTTAACGACAGTAATTAGTCCCCAATCAGCAAGCAAACGAACAATACGATTACGTCGTTGAACATCATTTACAGTCAAATTTGCATGTTTACCGTCTAAAGCAAACAGTTCTTTAAAATGAACAATATAATATCTGCCCTGTTTATGTAAAATGTGGCAGGATTGATAGAGTTTTTTTTCTTTTCTTGATGCAACTCCGATGCGGGTTAAAGTCTCACGGACTTTCAAAAAGTCATCAGGTTCATTAAGAATTACCTCCACCATTTGATCTTGAGACCAATTAACAGTGGGTTCTACCGTAGTAGTCATTTTTTTCCTCCAATGTCAAGTCGTTGTTTAATGAATTTAATTTGTTCTTTTGTTAAGATTTTCAGAGCTTGTGATGCTTTTTCATTACTATATCCATAGTATTGCTTTATACATTCTAAGTCTGTGACTTTATCCTTTCGGAGCCAGGGAGAAAATCTCTTCCGTTTCCTTAGACTATTTAGATAAAATGAATATTGCATATCTTTTTCAAGATAATGTGACATATTCATTTCATTCACATACATTATGCAATCAATGTGCGCAGATAAACACCGATTAATAATATATGGAGGATAATCTTGAATATTTTCTGATAAATTTTCTTTTGTAAAGTTAATAGAGTTTAACCAATCTTTAAGTTCAGGCATAAAGAGCGACCTCCAAAGGATTGGTTTTTTCTGTTGGATAATTCGTGACCAAGAGTTCTGTTTTTACATTTTCATCAGTTCCCTTTTCTCCCCTGTGTGCCATAGAATAACGCAGTTTCCACTTACGAAGATAATAATCCTTATACAATTCTAAAAGTCTATCATTTACATTATAAGTAATCATAAATTTATGAGAGCACTTATAAACATTTTGAGCAAAAAGTTCGTGATCAAATGATTTGTGCATCTCTCTATCCTTTCCATAAAGAAAATCTTTAATATCATAAGGTGGATCTAAAAATACAAAGACATCTTCTCCTGGAGCATTCATTACTTCTGAGTAATCAATATTTGTAATCTTCCAATTCTTCATAAGTTTTGAATATTCTTTCAGTTTCTCAATACCAATAAAAGAAAAATTAGAACGAGATGCAGTTGGAGAAAACGTACTGTTTTCAGTTAGTCCAGAAAAACTACATTTATTCAGAATAAAAAAACTTACTGCTCTCTCAAGACCCTCTTGAGTATTAATATCTACACGAAGTTTATCAAACAATTCTCTATGTGCTGCATCTTTCTCATCCTGAGTTCCAAAGTCAGATACTTTAGTCTTAATCTCTTTCAGATGTTCAGATAGTTCATCTCCATTATCACGAAGTTGAATCCAAAAATTGTAAAGAGGAACGTACAAATCATTAATCCAAACGGGAACATCTGGATATGCCTGAGTTGTATAAAATGCAACAGATCCACCACCAATAAAAGGTTCTCGGTATTCTTTAAAAGTTTCAGGATACCAAGGTGCAAGAGTTTTAGTTGCTTTAGATTTCCCACCAGGATAACGGAGACAAGTTTTCAATGGAAAAGTTTTTACACTCATTTGAACTCAACCTCACACATAATTTCTGTCAGTGCCGCCAAAAGATTAATTTCTTGATCCGCAACAAAGGCAATCTGATATTGATACTTAGCAATAATAAGAACAGCAG